CGACTAAAGGTTACAAGTGTGGATGCAAACCCGCAGTTGATGTTAGAGACAGTTCTGGATCGCCTGCTGGAAGTAGGCCGTAGGTTTATTATGATACCCAGATCAGACAGAACCTACGCCATTGGTGTATGGGGCAGTAGGGGTGGATATGTTATCTTTTTTGACTCTAACGGGTCGCTGTTAGCTAATCCGCCGCGAAGGACACATTGATGAAAGATGAATGGGATAGTGTCAAGTTCGCAAGAACGACAAGGGGCATTTGGTCTTGGGTGAATTCTGAGTGGATGGGTACTTACGGTCGAGTGAAGGTAACTACCGAACTTGCTGGACTATTGGGTTGGAGTGGCAGTCCAAGACTATGTATTGGACAATACCGACTTCGTATTTGGTACTACGATCAAGAGCGCGAAATTCTGCACTGTCGGCGCGCAAGTGGCAAGGTAGAGGAATGGTTCCGCGCCAAACTGTTCTTCATCAAAAACATACTTGAGTCGCCCCGGATCGCATTTTCCAGATGGTTGGATGCCAAGCGGTAGACGCCATAGCATTTGTACAGCAGTAATCGCAGCGTCGAGCGCATCGGCGCTGTTTTTATACTCTCCATCGGCTGCGCTCTGGTGCGGAACCGGCGCGTTGGCAGGGTTGCTGATAACCCCCGATGCGGACTTGGGGGTTAATATTTCACATCACTACATTCGCAAGTATTTAGGAGTTCCGGCAGAACTCGTATGGCGCGTAATCTGGAAGCCATACGCCATGTTCTGTTCCCACAGGGGGTTCTTGTCTCACGGTTATATCGTCTCTACCGTTATTAGATTGTTGTATTTAGGATTGTGGATACTACCGTTCTGGTACTGGCTGAAACTGCCGCCGATTGAATTTAGACCGTGGATGGGGTGGATGTTTGTCGGCTTACTTCTTTCCGACATTTCACATTCCGCGATGGACGCGGCAGACAAATTACTTGGCGGGCGGCTCTAACCACAGTACCGGAAAGTACGTCACCAACTTACCGGCTGAGTCTCGCAGGACACACCCAGTAGCATCTAGTTCGATCTTGATTTCACCGCTTGCAACGGCATCGCGTATAGATTGCGGAATTGCCATCTGCGCTTTGCCGTCTGCCATTTCCGCCAATGCCATATCGCGCCAGCTAACAATATTTCCAGATATGTAACTCATTGCTCGTTTAGTAATTGCGTTGGAAGAAGTTAGAAATTCAATCCATGCCTCAACTAATTCATCTGAAATCGGGTTTTGTGAATTAATAATCCTTCCCAGTACCAACTGCATACGCCTACTCCGCGTAATGTAAACGTCTACCAAATCGTTGACATCAGGCATTTGCAACTCGCTCAACGGCGCGGTAATATTCGGCATCGGTAAATTTCATAAACCCAGGATATTTGCGATACAGGTCAACGCCTGAGATTTTCGACATGAGTGCAATGATCTCCGATTTGGGTATTTTAGCGTTCTCGACCTTCCAGTGACACTCGGAACACAGCGCCATGATTGTTTCGGGGGTGTCTACCAGTCTGCGCTTGAGGCAATGATGCCCACCAGCCATTTCGGGCGGATAGCCATAAACGTAGTCGTCAAAGATGTGCCTAACTCTGTGGAGTACGTTCAAGTGCCACTGGCACAGGAATCCATCGCGGGCGAGTGCGAGTTTTGTTGATTCAGTTTGTGGCATCAATCGCCTTCTTTGCCACGCCTACTTGCTGACTCAGCTCTCTGGACTTCTCGCGTTCCAAAAACGCAATCACGTCATTGGCCTTGAACCGTGCCGTAGCGCCGGTATCGCTTACCGCTACCACAACACCAAACGGGCCTCTCTCGCCAAACAGTCTAACCCGGCTGCGTTGGGGGATGCGTGGAACCTTGAAAAACACCTTCGCGGCAGTGTTGGATTGTTTCACCTGCTGGATGGTGCAGTGGTCTATCATTTTCTGGATGTTGGAAATGTCCAAGCTATAAATCCAGCGTATGCAGGCCGATAGGCTTCAACATGATCCACTTGCCCGTATCTGTATAAACCGCTTGCTGTGCAACCATCTCTAGTCCGTGTCCGTTGAGACACAGAAACTCGCCAGAAACTACATGCGTGGCGACTTCTAGAGAACTATCACGGTCGAAGAAATAAATTTGTATTGGAAATTGCGGATCGTGGAATGCGGCGTAATTGATGTTGCATTCACGACACTTAGCTAGAATGTAGATTGTCTTGACAAATTGTGTCTTAGGCGCATCACTTCCAGTGTTGAGTTTTCGCATAAGCTCATCTCCTGCCAGAAACCATTTTTCAACAGCACGATTGAATAGCCGCACGCAAATCGTGACGTTCGATCAACCGATAGGTATTTCTCAGACTCGCAGACCGGGCAAATACTGGGTGCTGTTTGGTATAGCATGTCGGCCTCCGAGAACAATTATATCGGAAACTTATGCAAAGTCTATAGTACCGTTGTAATAGAAACCGCCCCCAGGGAGTGTGGAGGCGGTTTCGTGGCGAGAGCCACACGCGGAGGAGAGTGATTGAACTATATCACAAAACAAGTTGAAAGTCAACTGGTATTGACTAATTAGAACAAGTGTCGTAATATTATGTAAATCTGTAATTTTCCACATCTGCATTTACATAAAGAGGGTAACATGAATCAACTTACATCTATCGGACTGGCGGCGGCGGTCGGCGCAATCGTGTCGTTTGTCCTGGCCTCATTTCCGCAAATCAGTCAGGCGTGGTCGAAAGTCAAGTACAAGCGCGAGATCATGGCGTCTGTATTCATTCTCGCGCCGTTCCTGGTTTTGGGGCTGTCGTGTGGCAATTTCTATTTGACACGGTACGGTTGCACAGAAGGGGCGTTTGTCACTCCCCAGTTCTATGTCGAGAATATCGTACTTGGGTTTTCGGCGTTCGCTGGATCGCAGTGGTCATTTGTTCACGGCGCGGAGAAGATGTCTGCCTAATGCCTTCGATCACGCCTGAAATAGAAGAACAACTTTACCAACTAATCAAGGCTGGAAACTATCCCTCGATAGCGTGTCAGGCCGTTGGACTGCCACAGGGAACCTACGGACAGTGGATGCGACTTGGCGAACACCGCAGTAGGGAGGCAAATCCAACTCCGGAACAGGTGAACTTTGCCAACCGCATGAGGGAGGCCGAGGCACTCGCTGAAACTATTGCCGTAAAACAAATCACCGACTCTTTCGATAAAAACCCCGATCTTGCTCTCAAGTTTCTTGCCAGAAGGCACAAAGGCCGGTGGGGCGAGAGCCGCGAGATCAATGTTAATTGGACAATCAAGGCGCTTGATTCTATCAAGAGTGGCGAATTGACGCTGGAAGAACTTGAGTTAGAACTTGGGACAGAGATGACCGATAAGGTTAGGAAGATGATCGAAGCGCCCATGACAGTTGACGGAGATTTTACCGTCGCGCCAATTGAGGAAGAAGTCAAATTAGATGCCGTCTGAGATTGCCGAAGGTCTTGCATACGAGGGCGTCGAAAGAGCTATTGCTAGATCGAAAGCCAAGAAACGGGATTGGCCCGAAGGTTATCTAGTAGGCAAGGATGGTAAGCCAGCTAAATTCCACAGGGCGCAACAATTGATGTGGGACAGTAAGAGAAGAATCGTTGCATTAATTTCTGGCAGCCAGGTCGGGAAAACTTCGGCTGCCCCGTGGTGGCTAGAGCGCGAAATCAGACTAATGGGTTCTGGCGACTACCTCGCCGTAACATCGTCCTACGATCTATTCAAACTGAAACTTCTCCCCGCGCTGTTGCTTGTCTTTCAGGATATTCTAAAAATAGGTCGTTATTGGGCTGGCGATCAAATTCTGGAACTTCGCGATCCAGATACCGGAAAATATTGGTCAGAGAAATCGTCTGATCCGATGTGGGGTAGAATTATCCTCCGGTCGGCGCAATCCATTGGTGGTCTTGAATCTGCCACTGCTAAGGCCGCGATACTAGACGAAGCGGGCCAGCCGTCTTTCACGATTGAGGCGTATAGGGCTATTCGTAGACGCCTATTGCTTAATCAAGGGCGACTTTTAATTACAAGTACGCTCTATGATTACGGCTGGCTTAACTCGGAAGTTATTAATCCGGCACGGAAGGATGACGAGCCAGTAACTATTACGCTTGAGAACGGTGCTGAAATAGAGTATACCGACAGCGAAAAAACAGATACATGCCTAATCCAGTCGGACAGCACGGTTAATCCAATCTTCCCGCAAGCCGAATACGACGAAGCCAAAGAGAAACTTCCGTCTGACGTATTCGCGATGTTCTTTCGAGGTCGCGTTACCAGGCCTCGGCACATGATTTACGACTGCCTCGATGACGAACTCCACCTGGAAGAAGATTTCAAGATACCCGTTGAGTGGAAACGCTATCTTGGAGTTGACTTTGGTGGAGTAAATCTAGCAGCGGTGTTTGTGGCAGAAGAACCGATCACGGAAACCCTTTACGTCTATCGCGAGTATCACTTTGGAAACCGCACAGCCGCCGAGCATGTCGAAAACATGATGTTCGGAGAACCTGGACGACCAATCTGCTATGGTGGAGCAAGATCGGAAGGTCAGTGGCGCAAGGAATTTAGAGAAGCCGGACTTCCGATCCGCGAGCCAAAAGTGGCCGATGTATGGCTTGGCATTAACCGAGTCTACGGAGTCATAAATACTAAGAAGCCAAAGGTTAAGGTCAAGTTTTTCAAGTCGGTCGAAAAAACGTACTCGCAACTAGCTTCGTATCATAGAAAGACGGACGCGATGGGCAATCCCACCGACGAGATCGCCGCCAAGACAGCGCAGCATATGGCCGATTGTGTGCGCTATTTATTTTCTTCAATCGTAAAAGAACATTCTACGCTGGTCACGATGGTCTAACATGCGAAACACGATTACCGTCTTTTACGCGAAGAAGGGTTCTCAATTTGACGAAGGCTCTGAATTGGACTTGCTTGAGGATTACCGCAAAGACGGCGCGCAAAGCGGAATGTTTATGGGGCTTCGTGATGGAAAGTTGATCGAGTTGATGTGCGATTTTAGCGAAGTAAGAATTACTCACCAGAGCGAAAATGTTAAATAAACTTGGGCCGCACGCCTTTCCAAATAGCAATATAACAAAGAGGTGGGTACAACAGGCCCGCCCGACTGTCGCAAAGTACGTTGGCGATCTCGGAGGGTCTACTGAGGCTCCGGATAGTGTGTTGAAAATCGGCAGGGTGCTTGATGATGGACTTATAGACGGGCAAGGATTTGATTCCAACCGCTATCGGTTGCAGGGCGCAAACCCCTTCGCGATGGCGGCGAGATATTACAACCTTGTGCTTTCTCGCGCTGTCATACTCAATCCAAAAATACAGATTTGGAGTGGCCCCAACGAGCAGATCATCACCGACCATCAAACGATGGCATGGTACGCCAACTTCTTACACGAGTTCGCCAAGATCGTTAACCTGAACGGCAAGAGAGCGTTGATTGGTGGATGGGCAACTGGGACTCCAAGTTTCGATCTGTGGCCGTCATACGTTCCGGCACTAAAAGCAGTTGGGGAGTTCGGCGCGACACTGGACAGACACGAGTATGGGCCTCTCAACACATTTCTGTCACTCAGATATCGCAGGGACAACGACGCCTTCGCGCAACTCGGATTCCCCAACTTGCCAGTAATCATATCTGAATGTGGTGGAGATAATGTTCCCGGCTCTGGCCCGTGGAAGCTGTTTTATAAAACTATGGATAGATACTGGAATGAATATCTGTTTCCATATCTGCTTGAAATCAACAAAGACCATTTCTGTCTCGGCGCGACGGTATTTTCGTCCGGCGATGGCGGCGGGCAGTGGAATCAGTTTGACGTAAGCGAAACAGATATTGTTGACAGGCTAATAGACGTGGTAAATACACCTATGCCAAATCCAAATACGCACTTCGTTTTCTCCGCGACAGTTCTCAATGTTAGACAGTTTCCGTGGACGGGCGTGAGAATCCCGGCTGTTGTGAGACAATTGAATCTGGGCCAGCAGGTGAAGGTCTTTGGAGTCTATAGACCCAATACACTCAATTTTGGTTGGGGATGTATCTCTGCCAATGGCGATGAGTGGGTTTCAATGAAGTACCTGAAAGCAATTTAGTTCAGCAACACCTCAGCAATAGGGCGCGAGAAGCGCCGGAGGCAGTAGATGGAAGATAAAAGACTTTCTGTAGTTGATCGTGTGGTGGGATGGGGCGTCAATCGAATATCATACGCCCGCCAGCAGTGGATTAAGGCAGTTGATCCCGCTGGCCGGGAGATGGCGTACCAAATCGCCACGACTAACACACAGGCAAATGACTGGAACGATGAAGAGAAAAGACGACAGGCGTTTGCGATCTCCTGGATTTTTGCCGCCATCAGACGCAAGGCCACTGAGTTTTCGTCGGCCAAGTCAGAGGTCAAGCTAATTCAGGGCGAAGAACTTATTTCGGTCAACGACCATCCCCAAGAGATTCTATTTAGAAATCCAAACCCCCTGGTAGACATCAATTTCATTTGGCAGTACACAATTGAATGGCTCGACCTTCGCGGAAACGGGTATTGGTTTCTAGCCCCCGAGTCTGGTAATGAAAACGCTATTGCCGAAGTGTGGCCTGTTCCAGCGGACAGAATGGTTGCAATTCCCGACACCAACAATGTTGTCAAGGGATATGCGTACAAACTCAATTCAGGCCAATACAAGTTTATTCCCACAAAGTACGTTGTGCATTTCATGTATCCCAATCCGTTTTCACTTCTGGACGGATACAGTCCTCTTTTGTCTGGCGCAGTGCCAATTGAAACAGAAACAGGTACATCAGAATACCAGAGAGACACCTATGTAACGGGCAGAGGTGTCCCACATTCGGTTATTACGCTGAACGAGGATATGGGCGAGAGAGACTTTATCTCGATTTCGTCTCAAATCAGGCAAGACTTCGAGCAAGAGCGTAAAATCATCATCGCCCGCGCCGGAGATTTGAAAGTTGCCACTGTTGGACTTTCGGCAAGAGACATGGACTTGATCGGGCAGAGAAAGTTTACTAGAGATGAGTTGGAAATACTTATCCTGGGCTTTGCGCTTTCGGGGACATCTGGCAGCGACTTCAAGGAAAAGTATAAAGCCTTCAAGGAAAACACGATCTACCCGCTCCACCGTCTATTGGCAGGTCAATTAACATTGCAGTTGACTCAGCCGTATTATGGCAAACAGTATATTACTGAGTTCGAGGACATCCGGGCGCAAGACAGAGCCTTGAACGTCCAAGAGATGAATGTCTACGGACGATTCAAGACATTCAATGAAGCCAGAAGCGTACTCAAGCAGGGAGCGTTGCCGGAGATCGAACGCCTCCCGCAATTGGGCGATCTCCCCGTTCAACTCGCCACTGATCCGCAGTTTGTTCTCGCTTACTTTGGCATTGGAATTGAGCGTCTTAGGCCCGGCGCTCAACAGAATGGCAGAACCGAAAGAAAGCCAACCGATCCAAATTCTTCTCTCTCGGAATCCGACGCGCCGGTAAATCAGTTGACTAACGCAGCTAAGACTCCTGCCGAAATTGGCGGCATTAGTGCTGAGTTGGACAGGCTTAGAAAACTGGCAATCAAGTCAGTCGAGAACGACATCAACGCTGGCAAATTAGCATTAGGTTTCAACACCGACATCCTGCCGAAGTCCATTCAGTATCAAGTGGCTGGCGGGTTGTTTATGGCTAAAGAAGTCTCGGAAGTCAAGTCGGTGTTTGAGCAAATCAAGTCAGACCTTCGCGGAGGCGGCAGAGGGCGTAGGAACAAAGAGACCGCTGCGGTCAATAAGTATCAAGCCAAGTTGGAGGAGTTGTACCAGGATTGGTACGAGGACTGGGCAGACGACATTGTAGAAGCCGATACGACTGCGAGAGACGCCATTATTGTTGCAGCACTCCTCGCGCTGTTCTTGATTTTGAGAGATGCTGGACGTATTGCATTGCCCGATGCACTCGACTTAGCTGTTGGCAAAGACGGCACTACGCCGGAGATGGTTCAAGTTCTACTCGACCAACTCAGATCAAATGAGTCGTATCTAAACGACAGTTTAATTCCCGATCTAAGAACTAAACTAAACAACGGATTTGTTGACAAGGATATTCAAGCGGCTATCGCTGGTGGTGTTGGAAGCGATGCACTGGCTAGTCTGTTGGCAACTGCAACGGCGCGAGTCGGAAGCTATGCTGGGGCGTGGTGGTGGGTCTACCAAATGGCAACTGGTATGCTATCTGACGAACATGGTACTGAATACCGCTGGAACATTGACCCCGCCGTAATTAATCATTGTGTTGATTGTTTGGAATTCGGTGACACGACCTATCCGAGCTTCTCTGAAATGCTCCAAAAGACAGGCAATAAGGCTCCTGGCATTAATGTCGCCTGCCACAGCAATTGCCGATGTTTTGGATCGGAAGTAGCCTAACGGTACTATTGCACATTATGTAAACCGTGCGATAATAGGAGCCTAGACGCCTATGCCAAACGACTTTTTTACGATTGAACTCAAAAACGCTGACAAGCTCATACGCTCTTTCCAGAACGGCGATCTGGTCGCGCAGCAACTCTTGTCTAAGGCAATGCAACAGGCCGTAGACCTGACTGCTAACAACGCGGCTTCTCAACCGCCGCTGTCCGAGGCCAATCAGCCGCCCGCGCCGTATTACATCCGTGGAACTGGTACTCAGTATGCTAACGGAACCAACAGAGGCGAGTCGCGCCAGTCGAATAAGCAGTGGGAAAAAGATGTGGAGTTAATAGATAGCGGGGTGATTGGAACGGTGAAGATGAGTACCGCCAACGTGCCTTACGCGCCGTCCATCCACGGACTCGTATCTCAGGAGCCGTGGCACAAACGAAGGGGCTGGCGCACAGTAGCGGGAATTGGCAGAGATGTTCGCAAGGCCGTAAATGGCATATTCTCGGAAGCCGGTAGGCGATTTGCTAAATACCTAAGAACAGGGAAAGTAATTTAATTATGTTTGACTCAGAAAGATTCCTTACTATTGGAGCATTGGTGAAGTGGGTTGACGGCGAACCTATGAGTCTGCAAGACCTGGAACGAGTCGTGAAGGTCTTTGAGTTAAAGCCGTTGCAGACTCAGCAACCCGACCCAGGAACGATGAGTGGCTTTCAGATGCGCTTGAGAGATTCACTACGCAAGTATTTTGAAAACAAATAATGCTTGCAACTGAGGTCTTTTTCAAGATTTCTGCCAGCGGAGTTACTGAGACTGCATACGCGATTTCCGCCAGCGGCTTTGAACCACTCAGGCTCACCCGCGTTGTTTCCGTTCCTACATCAGAAATTCGTTGCAATCATTGTGCTAGAGTTGCCCTTGAAATCAAGGGAAACTGCCTCGTGGTGGTATCACGCCATGACGGGCAATATCACAAGACTGTAGTATCGCTAGAGCAACTTGGATTACAATGGATAACTAATGCCTAAACTCCAATCGGCGCAACTTGTCGTAGTATCCGACTTGCACGTTGGCTCGAAAATAGGATTGATGCCCACGACCGTAGAACTAGATGACGGCAATATCGTTAGCCAAAATCAGTTGCAGAAAGACGCTTGGAAGTATTGGACGAAAGAGTTTTGGCCCTACGTTGAAAAGCGTAGCAAGGGGCGAAAGACGGTAGTTGTACTAAACGGCGACGGGCTTGATGGAGTACACCACAATACAACTCAGATTTGGTCGAACGATCCGCTTGAGCAAGCGGTTGTCGCGGCGGAGATCATGGCTCCAATTGCAAACAAATACCCGGTTTACGTTACAAGGGGCACGCCAACGCATGTGCTTGTTTCAGGAGCGGGGGACGAGTTGATCGCGAGGGAGATCGGCGCGAAGCAGCCTGTTAAGGGGCGTAAGGTACATAGTAGTTATCATTTGAAGTTGGTATTAGAGGGTGTTGATTTCGACATAGCCCATCATGGTCCGTCTGCCGGAACTCGTATTTGGACTTACGGAAACGCCCTTCGCGGATACGCCAGAACTATCATCCTTGACGCAATGGTTCAGCACCGAAGGCCCCCCGACTGCATCATTCGTTCGCATTTCCATCACAGAGTCCACGAAATAACCCACGACTACGGGCACACCTGTCACGCAATCATTACTCCCGCGTGGCAGTGGAAGTCTGAGTATGTTCACATGGTAGTAAGCCATGAAGATGTTTGCGACATCGGCGGCGTAGTAATTGACATAGACGATGGCAAAATCACTAACGTGGATATTCGTACTATCCAGTTTGTCCAATCAGATCGAGTAGTTGCATGAAGAAGAACATTGAAGATGTCTACGCGGAGATGGCTGAGTTTGAGAAGCTAAATCACATCCTGCCGGACGATGTTACCGTAGGTAGGGTGATGAAGAAAAACGGATGGGGTAAGAATCAGTCAATTCGTGTAATTGAGTCTTTCGCAAAGAAGAAGGGACTCAAGCGAATTACAGTCCTGAACGATAGATCGAAGTACGAAGTCGTTTGGCGCAAATAAATTCCATATCTGCATTTACATAATTGGCAGAAAACTCGCTATTGACATAATGTAATTCATAATGTAAACTTATCGCCGTCAACAAAACTAAATAAAAATTGTGCGACTTTGTTCGCCCGTAATTGCGTCCTATGGATGCGGTTGCGGGCGCTTTTTATTTTCCCAAAAACATATATGACTCTTGCGATCAAGCGTGCTGGTACAAAATTCACCACCCACAAGACTTCCGATAAGGGAGAGCCTGTTGGCGTTGCTCTAAATACCTTTGACACGCTTGAACTGGCGCAGACCAGCGCGGGCAGCGTGAAGTGTTGGGATGACATGGATTACGGGCCGTATGTTCCTTATTCGGCCACGACACTAAAAGAAGCTCTTGACGCGCAGGCCGCACAGCATCGCGCCCACGAGGTTTACGAAGTCGCCAGTATGTATAAGCAATTGGTTGATCGGGTGCTTGGCAATTCAGAAATCAAAGACAAGCCCAAAGCTGTTCTGCAACTCGCAGAAGATTTTGCCAAGTGGCTCGAAGAACCCGCTGAGATGAAGTCGGTCACGCCTCCCCTGGTTGCTGTTTCCGATCATTCTGTTATCAAAAGTCTCACGTCGGAACGAATTGGCGGATACGCTGTCATTTGGGGGAATGAAGGCAAGAGGGACTTGACAGATCAGTTCTTCACCACAAAAACCGCCGAATTGACTGCCATCTTTGACGCAGTTGGACGACTGCCGTGGATGTATCATCACGCGATGGACAACACCGTAAAAACAAGAGTATCCGGTGTAGTAGATGTGCTGAAAGCCGACTCGATTGGATTGTGGTACGAAGCCCAATTGAAATTGGCAGACGAGTACGATGAATACATTAAGCAAATGCTGGCGTCTGGAAGATTAAAGACTTCTTCGCAAACATTCCCGGCCTCATTCGAGTGGAACAAATCCACTGGTGAAATTACCAGATGGGCGATTGTAGAAATCACAGGCACTCCCACTCCGGCCGAGTACAGAATGCCAGTCATTGAAATACTGAAATCAGAGTTTGCCGAAATTGGCGTGACTGATTTCGACAAAGTTTCTAACTATTCTCAACGGGTTATTCCGAACCGACAAGGCGCTGAGAAAGCGCGTTTGGGACTGGAACTCGCCCGCCTTAGTTAAATATTATCTAGGAGTTATACACATGAAGATCAAGTTGAATGCACTTCTGGCTGCTAAGGCGACGGCGATGGCCGATGCTGAAAAGCTAATTTCGGAAAACAAGTTTGAGGAAGCGGCTGCTAAAAACGCCGAGATCAAGAACCTCAACTCTCAGATCGAGACCGTTTCGGCACTCGTGGCTGCACAGGAATCTGACGCCGCAAAGGTCGAGGCTGACAGAGTGGCAGTTGAGTCGGCTAAGGTTGCTGATTTGCAGAAGCAGATTGACGCCCTCAAAGCCGCCGCGAAGGAGCCTGTTCGCCTGGAAGATTTGGGCAACACTACGGTTCCGGCGAAGTCCGAGGACACGGCTTACGCGATGCGCTTTGGAGAGACCCCCAATGCGATCAAGGCCGTTATTGCCGATCTGTACGGTAGCGAAAAGTTGTACAACGAGCGCCGATCTGCTCAGATGGACGCTTTCACGAAGTATGTCAGAGTCGGTGACAGCAAAATGACATCGGCTGAGACAAGCCTGATTGCTGGGCACTATAAAAATATCATCCTGCGCCCTGACGCGCTGGAAGCGGAACTCAAGACCGGACGCAGCGTAGCAGAAATCAAGGCTACGCTGGTGGAAGGCTCGCTTGATCTGGGCGGGTATCTCGTCCCCGAAGATTACCGCGCTAGTATCATCAAGCGCATGGAAGGCAATACCGTGGTTCGTGGCCGTGCCCGCGTGGTTACGACTCTGCGTGATGCGGTTGAGTGGCCCAAGCTGGAAGGCGGCAACACAAGATATACCTCAGCCGTCCGCGTGACCTGGGTTAATGAAACACCCATCAACGCGTCGGGTGCTGAAACCAACCCGACATTCGGAACCGTTCAGATTCCCATTCATACAGTGATGGCCCGCACTGACCTGAGCCGCAACCTGCTTGAGGATAGCGCCTTTAACATGCTCGATGTGTTGGGTGAGTTGTTCTCGGAAGCCATGCGGATTGACGAGGATGAGCAGTTCCTCACTGGTACTGGCGGCGGAACACCGATGGGTATTCTGAGTGGTCGTTCTGGCGCAGAGTTGACCCCCGCTGTTGGTGTGACGGTTGCTAACTCCGGTAACGCTACGGCCATTACCGCAGACGGCATCTTTGATCTGGTGTACTCGATTGCTTCGCAGTACAGAGACGGTGCGGTGTTTGTGATGACTCGCACGGCCCAGAGAGACGCCCGCAAGTTGAAGGACGGCAACGGCCGCTATCTGTGGCAGGACTCGATTCAGGCCGGACAGCCCGCTACCCTGTTGGGGTATCCGGTGCTTGAGTCGGAAGCCCTGCCTGCGATCAGCGCCAACAATCACCCGATCATCTTCGGTAATCTGAACGCCTACATCATCGCTGACCGCGTTGGCATGAGCGTTGAGAGAGTCACCGATAGCACGTTGGTTGGCACGAACAAGGTTGCCATCTTTGCCCGCCGCAGACTCGGTGGACAGTTGGTCGAGCCGTGGGGCCTGGCGGTTACTAAGATTTCTGCTTGATCGTAAGCAGAAATCGCAAGTAGTGTTCGTTAGAATTTTCCAGATAAGGTTCCGGCACGAGAGAACGGGTACTTTCACACAAACGGTGGCAACGCCGACATAAGCAGATCAGATTGTTCAAATGATTTGCCCAGCGAAAATGCTCGTTCTCTCCCGGAATGTAACCAAAAAACCTGTTCGGAAAGATATGGTGAACGTCAATCATATCTGGCTCAAGGCAATTTCCGAGATGGGCGAGTGTAAGAGTTAGTACAGTGAATGTAATTCATGGCATGTTGGCTCCGTAATAGACACTAATCTATTACACCACGCATGCCTACTGTTTAGGAGAAAAACAAAATGGCTCAAGGACTTTTCAACGGCTCGGTTATCAGAATCATCAATGCGCTGTCCCCTATCGCGATTGCGGCGGCTGGTAGCTCCAATCCCGTGAACCTTGCTGGTTACGAAGGCGCAATGCTGATCGCCTCGACTGGCTCGGCTCCGGGTGTGACCGGCGCGGTTTTCCAGGTGCAGCGTTCGGGTACAAGCAATGGAACATTTGCTACTATCGCTTCGGCGCAAGGCCAGCCGACTAACAACACCGTGGTTACGCGCTCGTTCAAAACCAATTCTTCGGCGGTGTGGCATCGTGTTCACTACACCAACGGCGCGGGCGGGTCTATGATCGTGAATCTCGAACTCTTGGCCTTCCACGCTCGGTACGAGCCGGTTGTGACCCAGGAGGCAGGGGTGGTGGTATTAAGTGACGTTCTTTCTGGCTAGTTTCTAAAATACCCGGAGGGGAGTAAATTCCCCTCCGGCCCAATACAAGATGGGGCTGTCTTTAACCGCAGCCTGATTGGAGAATAAATCATGTTTAATTCTAGGGTATCGCGTCAGCAAGGCGCAAGCGAGATGACCGTCGCATCGGGCGGCTCGCTCAACGTCCTCGCGGGCGGACTTCTTTCCGTCGCCGGGACGCTGACTATCTCCG